TTAGGGTCTTCGCTCATGGTTCTTACGCCATCCTTGTCTACTACTTTTGAAATACTTACAACCCCTGTCTCTGGGTTTATATATGTTCCGGTGTTTCTTAAATTAGATAAACCTTCTATTTGAGACATTAACCAACCTTCTAATTCTTGAGACTCGCCAGCTTTTAGCCTGGCCATTTTTTCGGTGTACTCTTTTTGATACTCTTTAGACAAACCGAATAGTTCATTTGTTCCGTCAGTTAAATTTTGTCTCTGTATAGTATAGTCCTTTGATTTCAATAGACCTGACTTTAAAAGTCTGTCTTGCATAAGTCGAGCTTGTTGTGCGGATGCAGCGTGTTCTAATGCAAATTGGTTTGCAGGTTTAAAATCCCCGGAAGGAGCATCGTCTAATGTAGTTTGGTATTCTTTAGAAGCATCATCAATAGCTTGTCTACGAGCCGCTCTTTCATCTCCAGCTTGTTTTAGTTTGGATGTTAGCTCTGAACCTATCTGTTCCCAGTTTACCCCTGAAGAGGCCTCTCTTTCTACGTAACCGTAATAACTTTTTGCCATCTATATAATTATTGGGCTAATAAACCAGATATCATTTGTCTTTGTTCGGGTGTCATTTGAAGCAATTGGTCTTGAATATTTGTCATCGACATTTGACCTAATTCATCAAATGCAATATTGTTATTTCCAAATGTTTTGAACTGCCCTGGAGTCATTGTCACTCCTCCTATAGCCTGTTGAAATGCAGTATCTGGATTATAACTTTGTCTAAATTCTTTTCTTGTACCCCCGGCATTCAAGAAGTCTTGCTTAGCGGATTTTTTAACATCACGCTGCATAGCATTAATATCACGAGCCTCTGAACTCATACCATAATCTGGAAGCATAGATAAGCCCTGTTGCGCTACATTTGCCACACCCATTATACCTTGTTGTAAGTTAGCGTCTCTTGCAGCCTGAGCATCTCTCATGGCTTGTTGAGCCCCTTGAGCCTCCCCTAACTTAAGGTTAGCTTTAATGTCTGACTTCCTGGATTCTTCTGCCGCTACCAACTTGTCTAAATCACCAAGCTCTTTACCCATAGCTGTCCGCTGTTCTCCAGCCGCCGCTAATACTCCCTGTCCTACTCTTTGTGAACCAGCCAATACTCCACGCTGAGAGCCTTCTCTAACAGCTTGTAACTCAGTAGCTGCCTGCGACTTTAGTGTATCTTGAGCAATCTCGTATGGTTCTTTTTGAATAGCCAAAGCTTCATATTCATTTTTGGTAAGTTCTTTTTCAACTTCAGCCATAGCTTGTTGAGCCGCCCGTTCAGCGTCTTCCATCATTCGTTTTTGTTTTCCAGCTTGAACGAAGCTCATGGTGGCTGTTCCCACCCCTATAGCTAATCCTGCAATTGCTCCTGACATAGTAGTTCTTTATTTATTATAACGTGTTCAGGTAAGTCTTTATAGTTTTCTGTATAAACTTCCTTTTCCGCATCTTTAATATTTTCAGCATCTGTCCTATAAACACAAACCCACGTGCAATCTTCGTGCATATATGCAACTCTTTGTGTTCCTATTTCAGTCATCACCTTCATTGGTGCTTTAATTCTTTTTACCTCACCTGTATCTAAAAGAACTGACATCTCTCCTTTAAGAAAAAATGATGGGTGGTTTTGCTTATGTATATAGCTAACCACCAGTGTCCCTTTCGGCATAAATATCTCCCTGGTGTATAGACCATCTTGGAGATTGTGCTCAACAGGCATAAGTTCCTCCATTTCAGGCGTGTGGTTTTTTACACTTCCCTCGTGTTGCAATACAGTGTCTTTAAAGACACTAATATTTTCCCACAATAACCCTCTATTTTGGTGAACATATTGAAGTATATCTTCAGGTTTTTTCCTTTTCCTTTTGAATACACTTAATATACCCATACTTTTCTACAAAGATAAGAATTTTAAGGATAACTTTTGAAAGCTTCTGATTTAACAGCAAATAGCTCTGTAGCCACAGTTGAATCGTTTGTTAATTCAAAAACACAGTAATGCCCTAACACTCCTTGTGATTCCGCTACAGCATCTTTTATATATAGAAAATAAAAGTTTTGCGATGGAATCGGAACTGCACCTTGAACCTGGTTATCTACTACTACAGTTGAAGTGTTTGTGATACTACTATATGTAACTGACGTTATTTGTCCACAAAATTGTGGAGTTAGCGTAGTAACTGGAGGCGTGTTGTCCGCAAAAAACAACTGGTCTCCTATAGATATAATAGAGCCTAAGTTTAAATTAAAAGTTATTGTAGCGGTAGTTGTATCATTATTGGCAGTTGTGCTGTCGCCAATACCTGTTAGTGAACGCATTGCGTATTGATTTTCTCCAGCTGGATTTGTAGAATTGTTTCTAACAAAAGCAAACCAATCAGATTCTTTTTGCTCAAAATAACTGGCATCTATAAAGCCATTAGTTTGTAAGTCAGTTGAAAGTTCTGCAGACCAACTATCATCTCCCTCAAGCATAAGTGTTTTAAACTTCTTATTGTCAAGTGGCGATTCATTAAACACACTGGTCATTTTAGACTCTCCCTGAACACCGTAGTAATTGTTTCTGGAAACATTGTCAGAGTTGTGTTGGTATAAGTTACCGCCTTTAAATGTATACAAAAACTGATTCATACCCTGAATGTAATCAGGATAGTAAGTATAAAAAGATGGCCACCCTTTTGAATTTTCGCTAAATGTTACTGTTATATTTGACATATATTTAAGGTATTGGTGCACACGCTCCAGTGGCGATTACTATTCCGTTAGCATCTACTTGTATAAAATCATTGTTATCCATAATATAAATACCTTGCGCTAATGGTGTTATACCATCATGGTCTTCAAATACAAAGTAGTATAATTTAGGATAAACCACTGTAGCATCAGCTCTATGTGCATAATCTTTTGCAAAGTAATATACCTGAGAAAATGAAGCTGTACAATCGTTATTAGATTGAACGGTACTTGATTGAAAAGATGGTAATTGTATTGGACAATCAATAGCTAAATTAAAACCTGTGCCTGGGCATGGCCCTAAAACCTCAACAGTAACAATGTTAGGGGTAGCATTTGGTTTTGGTATTACTATGTAACTAAACACATTTTGTGTAGCAGCATTTGTTTGGTTGTCTGTTGTGTTGAGAGTGTAGTTTCCTGTAGATGGATTATTTGCTGCCCACGTATTTGTTGGCCTTAAAATAGACCTGTTATAAGTATTTGTACCTACTTGACCCGCCCAACAATTATTATTAGGGTCTCCCAACAATGTAAACGCACCAGCTATACCACTTTGACTTTGTCTGTAGCCTAAAGAAGGAGTTGAAAGCGTGTTGTAATATACGCCGTCATATTCTACTCTAATTGCGTCTGGAAAACTTTGAGGGTCAAAATATACCATTACAGCGCCTACGTCATTTTGAGTAGAGCCTGCGTCTAATTCTACCGTATAGTGCCCTTGATTTCCTACGGGGGGATTTAGAGACCCAGAACATGGTAATGGTGGACTTGTACATTGAGCACCTACAGAAACTACAATACCATGAACTATTTCTAAATAACTATTGTCGGCTAAAATAATATACTGTGGCGTTGCTGTTAAGTTCAATCCATTACCAGCATTAGCATCTGAATAAACATAGTTACCAACAATAGGTACTGTATTTGTGTCAGGTACAAATGTTTGATTAGGAAAAGCTCCAGTAACCGTTGCGTTAGGAGCAAAATAATAAGTTGTATCAATATTGGCGCAATCTGTATTTCCTTTTATAGCTGCCCCCTGAAATGAAGGTAATGCAGCTGGACAGCTTGCTTCGTATTGAAAAAATGTGCCTACTATTGGGCCAAAGTAATCTATGTTCATTATTGAAACAGATGTCGCCTTTGGTATTACTTGAGTGTAAACAGTCGCCCCGCCGCCGCCACGAAGGTCAACATTGTTGGAGTCAACAACTATATTTCTGTTTGGCAGTGAAGACTGAATGTAATTTCCATCTGATTGAATTGTGTATACAGGTAAATTATTTGTTGTGGTAGGTGTTCGTTGAGCACTACCATAATATGTAGGGCTTCCAATTGTACTATTTAAACCAATGGGGGTTCCGTTGTTTCCTTGAAATGTCAGCTGATTAAAAGTTTGATTATCGTATGTTACAAGAACGCCATCAGGAATTGAGTTTCCCACAATAGAATATATTATAACAGCGCCCAAGTCTGCCCCCACACTTGTTTGCCCTAAAAACGTGCCATTTACATTGCTTGAAAATCCAGCTATTTGTCCACAAGGTACTGCACACGTAGGGCAGTCTTGTTGAGGTAACAATATGCAGTTAACTTGTTCACGAACAATTTGGCCATTAGAATAAAAACCATCTGGAGCACAGACATTCATGTCAGGGTCGGTAAATATTGCCGAAGAACTAACAAGGTCTGGGCCGTTTAAATAATATGTTCCCTCTGTTGCCATTAGAATAGTGGTATAGGTTCGTTACAATTACAGCAAATATCTTCTAAGTCTGCTGTAGAATAGCATAAAGTAGCCTCTACTGAGCTTCTGTAATCATATATCAAATATAGGTATTTTCCAGAATTAGGCATTGGAAATTCACCCGAATATGCCACTGGCGCTTGAGAGGTATCAATAGTTAATGAAACAGCAGCATTCAAAAGACTTATTATATCTGCGGGAGTGTTTTGATAAACCGTGTCTGTCCTTAAATAATATAATTCGTTTTGTGCAGGGTCAAAAACAAAATCATCTTGTGGAGCTTTTCTGCTAATAACACTTACATCAGCAGAATCTGCAGGAATTACTCCTGCACCTTGCGGCCCTGTAATTGATGAAAATTGTGAAACAATTATAGATGCAGTATCATCTATAAATTCTACTTGCTCAGAGTGAAGTGGAGAAACAAAAGTTCCATCTACCCATCTGTAATCATTATGTATAAATTGCCCTGCATCTGTAGCATTTGTAATGCAAACTTGAGTAATCGTAATTTCTTCTGCAACGGGACAGTTAACTGTAACGGAAACTATAGCTCCAGTAACTCCTCCTAAAGATATACTTACTTCTTCGTTGTTTACTATGTTCTTGTCAATAACAAGAGTCCCTGTTGATGAGATGTTTTGAGACAATCCATTATATTCAGCAATTACCGAAGCGCTACCTCCAGTTATAATAACATCTACATTTACATCCCCAACAAGCTGACCTGTATTTACGCAGTAGTCAATCGTTTTCCCTGTTTCAATTGAAAATGTCCTTTTAAAACCGCATCCAAAACATTGAACATCTACAGGTAGTTCTTCTATGTTAGAGCTTAAAACGTACTCGTTCATATACGGGTCATACCCTCCGAGCTTTTGGGTGTTTGGAGCTCCAATAAATAAATCTCTAAAATAAGACCTCATTCCAAATTCTGACACCACTGTAAGCTGCTCGCTTTGTCCTGAGCCAGATAATTTTAATACCACACCTCTTTTTGCGTCAGTAAAAAATTTATCGTACCCCCACTGAACATAACTTTCTGGGTTGTTACTAATACCATATTGTTCTATGCGAGCGATTTGAGTGCCTAAAACTTCAGGAATTGACGCTACCTGTCCTCCGCCTGTTGAATCTGATAAAAGGTTTTTCCCTGCTAATACATAAGATATTTTATCTTCTTGTAATACAAGTATATCTGTTTCTCTTGCATCCAATTTTCTAATAGGGCCAAACGTATCTTCCAAAGGTTTAAAGTTTAACAATCCTAAGTTAAATTCATTTAGCTTATTAACATTAGACTCGTCATTGTAAACACCGCTATAAGTTAAGTCTGCAAATCTGTGCGCTTCTTTAAAATCTATTTCAGAAGTAGAGGTGGTTTTTTCACCTAAAGCCAATTCTTTGCCTATTATTGAGTCTCTTATTTTGTAACTTTCCACACCATTGCCAAAAGAATAACAATTAAAAAATGCAGTGTCAATAACAGCAGATTGTACGCTGGTTTGATTTTGAACATTACCCGTATGAAAACCATTTACAGTGTCTATCTCAAAAGATTGAGAAGACTCATACCACAAATCTGGAGTAGCGTCCTCTGGTTGAGTTTCAAAAACAATAGTGTTGTCTGCCCTAAATACAGAAATGGTTAAACTAACACGAGCCCTTCTGTCTCTTGAGCCGTTTGTTGCTCCGGAACACGAGTTTGTTCCGCTAACTAATAATAATAATTCATTTGTTGTGGAGTCTCTATAGTATCTCCAATTATAAATACACGGGTTTCTATCTATATCATTATCATCAGCCGCAAAAGAAGCGTCATAAAAGTTTTGAAAATACGGTACGGGGCAATCAGGGTCTCCAGAAACAGTTGCTGTGCCATCTCCTAATCTTGTCTCAACATTATCTCCATCCCACCATTCTTTAAAGTTTTCATATTCTTGAGATGAAGTCAAGTTTAAGTCTAATTGATATCTTCTGCCGTCACACTTTCTCCCCTTCCCTGGTCTATTAAAATCTGCTTCTATTTTTATTCTTGAGCCAGCAGGGATTGTGTAGTCTATAAAACTACCAGATATATTGGGGTCTGGAATGTTACAAGGGTATCTAACAACAGGATATGAGCCACCACTTGTCCCCGTAGATTTCTTTTGTCCTGCCTGTATTACAGGATTATCTCCTTGAATAATGTTAAAATCATTAGCTAATATTTTCATGTAAGTACCAGCGGGGATAGGCACATCTTCACCAAGGCCATCTTTTGGAGCGGGGTCTAAAAAGTCTGCGGTTTGAGCATCTTTTTCTAATACTGTGGCAAATCTACATTTTGTAGTCGCCCCCTCCGTATCTCTTTTTACTATTAACCTATCGCCCTCCTCTACTTTCCTTGAGTTTTCACCATCTAATAAAAAGAACGTAGCATTAGTTGTGGGGTCAAGAAAAAATATGTTAGTATATATTGTATTATAATCTTCTAAATCAGGTTTAATTACAAACTTGTATTTTGTAGCCCATTTTGGAGCTAACTGAGTAGGCGGTATTTCAACCTTTATTCTGTTAGCAAAGCTTGAAAGGGCACAAGGAATATGCGTGGTATTATTAGGACTAACTAAAGCTGTAGTAGACCTATTAAATTCATCCATATACACAATGCCTATTTCATAGTCTCTATTACTATGTAAGCTTTTTGGATTACCTAATCCTAAATAAAACCCTTCGGCAGACGATATGTCATAATACTCATAAACCGTTTGTGTAGGGGTTGTTATATCATCTACATAAGCCATTGATAGCAATGAAAAACCTATTTCAGTACTGCCTGGAGAAGTAAATATCTGTATTGCCTGTCCGTTAGCTGATATTCCGCTGGCAAATTTTGTTAATGAATCTAAGTTTTGAGGTATCAAGCAGTTGAAAGAATCTGTAAAAGTTGTACCGTCACAAGAAGTTTCATCACCTGGCTGACCAGAAACAGGTTTTATATTGGCTGCTGTCCCAACGCTTTCAGTAAATAATGGGTCTGTAGCTAATTCATATACACTATTAAAATCACTTGGTAAATTAAAAGCAAATGATATGTCTATATTGTCAGTTGTTTCTGAAGGAAAAGGAGTTTGTCCACTAAATTGAGAGTGGTCAAAACGAATATCAAAAGTAATGGTAGCACCAGCTTTCAATTCCAATCCATTTAAGTCAAAATTAACTCTTGCATTTTGTATTGTAACAGGGCCATCAATAGAATAATCTTGCGGAGCAGTTTCATCAGAAACATCTCCAGCTCCAATCTCTTCAGACACTAAACCAACGGTGTATTCTAATTTTACTGGGTTTGTGTTTAAGTCAATTAAATCAAAACCGTCAACATAGTTGCCATAAACCAACCGATTACCCATAATAGTTTGAGCTTGAGCTTTTAAAGGAACATTGTCAAACAACCTTACTATTTCAGTATTGGGCAACACGGTAAATATCTTACTGTTTGTAAAATCTAAATTATAATTTGTATTGTTAGCCAGACCTAATTCTTCCTTGTTAAATTTTTCAATAGATTTTATAACACTACTTGTAGATTCTTTAAATACTACTTCTATTTGTTTTACTAAATTTGAACCTGAATTATATGTTACCTGAACTGAGTTAAAGGCATTTTGCATGCCCTCGTTAAGACCTGAGTCTGTGCTAAAATCAAATCCAACAGGCTGAAAAGCAGGTTCTGAAAATTGGGATAAAGCAGAGTATTCTCCATCTTCGTATTGATATCTGTACGCAAAACTAATAAACCTTGTTTCTAAAAAATTTTCTTCACCACTTAAGGCGCGTAAAGATATAGATGGTGATGTGGCTGGTGGTTTTTTAATTACTAATATCTCTTCAGATGTAAAGACATCAACCAAAGGAGTCCCTATTGGAATGTCGTAGGGTCTTAAAATATTTATAAATCTTGGGGGATTTATATTGTCTGTAAAAAACAATAAGTCATCCACCCTATCGACACCCGTGATTAAAAACTTGTCATTAAAATTTAAAGTTGTGTTAACTCCTCCACCGTCATTTACACTTATTAAATGATAATTAAGTGTATTTTCCACTACATTGAAAGAAACGACCATGTCGAGCTTCCCAGTAGGTGAGCCTGTAAACGCAGGGTCGTGCACAAACCATATTATTGTTTCGCGCTGACCATCCTGTAAAGAGCCAATACATTTTGCTTCTGAGCTTAGTGGCACGTTTAAATACTCTATTGAAGTAAGCTTTTGATTTCCTTTTGAATTTTCAACCGACCCGACTTCTGATTGTTCGGTAGAGCCAAGCCTAACGTTAACAGCATTTATATATTCACCATTAGGCACAAGGCGTTCATCAACGCTCTTGTTCATTCGTCCAGCTATAAAATTTCTTTGAGTAGTAGGCATATTACTTTATCCATTTATCCTTACCTCGCATATTCATAAGTAGTCTGCCAGGGTGTATGTTACTAATTCTAATTTTAGCATTCCTAAGTAAAGCAGAGCTTCTTTTTCTTGCTCTATTTACAATATACTCTTGAACCCCTAACTTACCATTCAATATAGCAAACTGGATATACGCATAAATATATTCTTCAAACAATTTATTAACGCTTATTTTAGAATCATCTCCAGATTCCATTCCGTCTGAGACATACTCAAGGATGCAAAATTCTTTTGCCATTCCTGAGCTAAAGTTAATTACTCCACTTTTTGAGTCTATTCGAAAAGTAGGATTAGAGTTAGCTGTTTCTGTATTTAAACCATAACGAGCGCCAATGGCGTAATCAAAGCACCAATACCCATCAACGCAGTATCCTTCCATATTGTTGTAAGGGCTGTTTTGGTTTAAGTAAATACTCTTTTTTGTGCCTTCAATTCGTTGTAAATCAATTAAAGATGTAGATGGCTTTAAAACATTTCCTTGGTCATCAAATAATATTTTACACTCATGGTCTTGTAAGTACGCATCGCTGTAATTAGTTTGTATGTTTTCAGTAAGAGGTCTAAGCACACCGTCTTTATATATAGATATCCTTACCCAGTTAACATAATCCGGTGGCAAAACAAATCTTAAATTGTCACACACTTGAAGTTCTAATATTTTAATTTCTTTAAACGCATCGTAGTTTAGTTCCTGAATTGCTCTTTTAGCATGAAACAAAACTTTAAACCGCTCTTCGTTGTTAATTAAAGAATGGTTGCCCGCATACATCAACATAAAATTGTTGACAATATCTTCCAGGCTCACGTATTGATAAGACCCCCAGTTTTCATTTTCTGGTGCGTTACCTTCATTCTCGTAATATTGCCATGCGCTAATATATGCCATTATTGTTCATTTTGATTTTCTACCATTTCTTGTGATTGACCAAATTTTATAGCTTCAATCTCTCTTATAGACATACCTGCAAACTGTAATATTTTCATTACTAAAGTTGGCTCATCATCTTGAGGCAACTCAAAGTCTTGGTAATCAGCTGCAGTTTCGTTAAATGTAGGTTCGCTTCCAACTAAATTAAAATACGTCCATTTTGGTGGTTTAGGATATCTTACGTATTGAGCAATAACAGTCCCTGGATTTGTTATTATATCTGGATATACAGTTGTTGTGTTTCCATTTAAAAAATATGCGGGGAATAAAGCAGTTGGCTTTGTCAAGTTTGATGCGTTTAACTTAAATATTTTTTGCTGAGAAACTCTTTCTATCTCACGAACGTTTTTATTTGTTACTATTGAATATTCGTTCCCAAGTTCCCACAGCTGTGTGGCAACCAAAGTTGTTTCAGAAATCACCTGTGTTACATACCCAAATTCATTAGTAGTTAAATTACTTACAATATCTCCCACTTTTACACCTGAACTAATAAACGTTGCTCCTGTTTCTGAAACAGTAGTAGAAGCTGTTGGGCCAGCCTGGTCTATTGTTCCGCTCGTAATAAAGTTAGGGTAGTAGTTTAATTTATTTATTAAGCAATAATCTGAAGGTAAGTTAAATAAATTTAAAGCAGAGTGGCTTAAAGATTCTATCTCTGAAAAGCTATCTATAACTTCTTCATATCCTTTGGTTATGTCCGCTAAACCCGTGCCTGATTGTCTTTTATTCTCTTGATTAATTTGACAGTTGTATTGATAAAAATAATCCTCAAATACATCTAACTGAGCTTGCTTAGCATACAAGTTAAAATCATTAGGCGTAATGTAGCCATAGTTATTTTTATTCAACAATGACAGTACGGTTTCACGCACTGAATTTATCATACTCATCTGTAAATATCTTTTGTACAAAGATAAGCAAAAAAAAAGAGGCCCCGTTTCCGTGACCTCCTTTTGGAGAATTGACTATGAGCAATCAATTATGTTTAATAAAAAAATCGAATGTTCAAATATATAACTTATTTTTCATTTTCCAATTTTTTTTCTAAAAACTTTAATACTTCTATGCCATCATCAGATTGAAGGTATGAAGCTATAACGTATAGCGGGTCTTCACCGAAAGGTAAAGTCAACATACGTTTTTTGTTTGAAGACGTGTTAAAGTATACGTCTTTTTTAGAGTTCTTATAAACTAAAATCTTTTTATTAAACAATTGAGTGATGGTAGCTTGAAGCTTCATCATCGGGTCGTTAATAGCTGATAAAAAATCCTGTGAATGATTTTCTGCAAACACAAGCAAATCTCTACGCAATTCTGAGGATGTTATCTTAGATGGGTCTATGCCAAATAAAACGCTGGATATATTTTCCACTTGCTCTATAGTTAGACTTCGAGCTTCAATCAAAGCGTCTACACGTGAGTTTAATTTATCCACATCTTGTTGCGCATCAGCCTCTTGATTAACCTCTATAAAACGTTTTCCGTTCATAGGGTGATAATGTAAAAACTCCTGAAGCACGGGGTTAGTTTTAGGTACGCTTAAAAATCCATCTTCAAAAATGATAGGTTCAACGATAGCGTTACCGTCTTGTTCATCTTCAAAAGGAGAAGCTTGATTTCGTGCATATCGTAGCGGCCTGTTTGTTCCCGTCTCCTCGTCAAAGTATAATAGAGGGTTTCTACGATTATGTCTTGTTGGCAGCATAAAAGATAATGGTGCTGCGTTTCTGGTTAGTTTGTAGGCTTTATCTACAAGTTGCTTTCTTTTTTTCATTTGAATATAATTTAATTAAAATAATAAAAAAGGGAGTGTCTTTAAGGACACCCCCTTTGGGTAATATACTAATCTGTAAACAAGAAGAAGTTGTTTGCACCCATTGTACAAACACATCTTTCTGATAGGAAGTTAACTTCCATCGCATCTAAATCCGATGTAGCAGCTCCACCAGCAGAACCAGTAATCCACGTTTTATAACGTCTGTCTTCAGTTTCTGAAGCACGGTAACGCACGTGAAGGAATGGTCTCTTAGCGTTTTTGCCAAGGATTTGGTCATACACTGTAGTTGAACCAGCTGGAACTAATAGTCCGTTTACACGTCCTGAAGTTGCTCCGCCCGCTAAACCACCTCGCATGGTTGGGTCATTTAGATATTTCCAATCTGACTTATAGAAATCATATCCTCTACGGAATCCTGTGAACCCAAGGTTCAATGCCATTTCTTCGTCATTGTCAAACAATCCGTAAGAAGTACCACCTGGGTTTCCGTATGAGTTTTGAGCAGCTAACATATCGTCAATGTCAAAGCCAAAGTCTCTGTTCAAGAAAATTACATTTTCTTCAATAGCACCCTGCTTATCTAAACGAGAAATAATAGAGTCAAAATCACCAAGAACTGTTGGGTTTCCGCCAGCATAAAGGTTACCTCTTGTGCTAACCGCATGGAATATACCTTCAGAACCTTTGTCTCCTACTTGGTCAGATAGAACCTGAGCTTTAACTCCTGAACCAGCTTGTGCAGGAACAGCTTCAATCATTGCAATCTCAAGATAGTCGTCAAAACGAAGTCTTGTTTCGTGCTCTGATTTTAGATACCATAGATATCCACTTGCTCCATTTTCTGTAGTTACTTCAATCCATCCGATTTGAGCCATATCTGAACCAGATACTGCATACTTATCTTTAAGAATGATTGGAGAGTTGTCAAAGATTTCATCTTCTGCCTCTAAAGAACCTTGCATTCCGCTTGTTCCTTTTTTAAATTCAGAACCATAAATGAAGATTGTTGCGTCACTACTTCCTAATCCTGAACCGCCTGTATAACCTTGTGCATCATAGAACGCTACAGTTACTTGTGCGTTAGCTAAATCAACAGCTACTACAAGTCCTTTGAACTCGCCTGAACCATCGTTATTAGCAACAACAACTGTTTGACCTACACGAATAGCAATTTGCCCTGCAGTAAGTCCTGTTGCGGCTCTATCTGGAACTAAAGCATCGTTGATTTGGAAAACTACTTCTCCGCCTGCAACTACTGCGCCTGCTCCTACTTTGATATACTTAGTGTGTAATCTACCTTGCTCTGCCCATTTTATAAGGTCTGAGTTAGAAGGTAGTTCTGCTCCTACTAACCGAAGGAAAGAGGAGATTGTTCGATTACCGTAACGCTCAAACTCTTTTTCATAAGTATCGGGAAGATACTGATTCAAAAAGTTGAAATCGGTAATATAGTTTGTAGCTAAAGCCACCTGTTGTGGGGCTGGCTGTAGCTGAAATCCTGGGGTTGGTTGTACTGTTCCCGCCATAATAATTTGTTTTTTTTAAATTGTTTAACTTTTTCTTTTAATACTCTTAATTTTTAGCCCTTTCCCTGAGGAAGGACTGATTGAGCGATACTGCGTTTTACCTTTTGTTGTAACCTCTGGAGCGTTTCTCGTAGTCATGTTTATATTTTTCATCTTACGATTTACGTCTTCAGTCGCATCAGATTTGCCTTGTTCATAAAAGAACTTAGCAAACCTATCTGGGTTAAGCGCAGCAGCTAAAGCTTTATGGTAACCGGCAGCGTCTTTAATTAATCCTTGGTCATCTAAATACTTGCCAATGAATTTCATTGGTGTATCTTGAGCCTTTTTAATTTCATCCACTGAGCCACCAGGGTTGTAAAGAACTTTAGTGTCGCCAATAGTAAAGTTAAAACCTTTAAACTCACTATTTAGGACTTTGTCCGTCTCTTGGTTAAACCAAGAAACCTTTCGGGCTTGTTCTTGCTCGAAAGTTTTAGCTTGCTCCACATATTGCTTATAGCTTTTATATTCTTCACTGTCTTCGGAAAAAGCACCCGTACTTGACTCAAGAGGTTGCTTATACATTTCCTTCTGTTCATTGAAAAACTTTTTAGCTTTTACAATTGCTTTTTTTCTTGCCAGTTTTACTTTTCTTACTTGAACTTCATCATCCAAAGTTTCATCAAAAGAATAGTCGTCCATCAACAACTCTGCGTCTTCTTTGTCTAAACCTTCTTCTGTAGCCAAGATATACTCGGTTAGCAACTGGTCTTCAGGCATGTCATCAAAGTTTCTGTTTAACTTAACATAGTCTTCAATTCCTCTGCCTGTTTTCTTTTTATACTCAAAATAAGCCGAAACGTCTTCTGGTAATTCTTCAGATTCTTTTCTTTCTTCAAGTAAATCTGAAACAGAATTTATCTGCTTATTGTATCTATTCTTAATAAATGAAAGAACTTCTTCCTCGTTTAACTCCGAGGGTTGAGTTGATTCTTTTTCTGTAGTGTCTTCAGGCTCTACAGTTTCTATTTCTTTTTCGGGCTCAGTGGTATTACTCATATCCACTTTCTCGATATCAGGAGTTTCGTTTACTTCTACGACATCTTCCTGGTGTTGTTGCTCTGCTTTTTCAAGCAATTGCTCTTCTACTTGCACCGCAGATTTTTCTTCTACAGCTCCAACTTCTTTTACTTTAAGTTCCATTAAATTAAATTTTAGTACAAAGATAGTACATTAAACAATATAAAATATTCAATTACCTTGGCTCAAACTCAGCTAAATCAAAACCATCTAAGCTGTCCTCGTTAGACTCAAATCTTTGCGGAGGTAAATTATTTTTTCTTTGATTTATTAGTCTGGATTGTTCTGTATTTTGCTGACTAATTCTTTTAGCTTTAGCACCTTCTCTTTGAAGCTCTCTATCAGACAACGCTCTTTCAGATATATCTCTTAATTGCTGGCTATATTGAAACTCTTGCTCCATAAGCTGACTTTTTAATTGAGCTTCAGTCTTCATTTTTTCAATTTCAAAAGCTATTTCTGCTTGTTTAATTTGCATTTTTGCATTCATCTCTGACTGAGATTTTTGCATAGCAGCTTGAGATGCCATTTGTTGAGACTTCATTTGCATGGCAGCTTGGGTTTGTTGCTTGACCATTTCAGCCTTTTCGTCTCTTTCTTGCTTTTGTTTTCTTTTTACTTTAAGTAATTGGTTGGCAAGCTTTAGGTTTTTAACCTCACGTATATCAATAGCGTCTTCAAGGTTTATGTCTTGTTTGGACAATGCCATTTGAATATTAGCTTCTAATTGAGCTTTCTGTTCCTCGTCAGGAGCTACATCTATAAATAT